GGCTGTTCTGAATAATGTTTTTTTGTTTTGCGTAATTCAAAGCGGCGGCAAGAATGGACAGTTCCCGCCGTATTGTTCCGGTTTTTACGCTTTCTCTAAAGGAAAAATAAGCGTCAACGACGTTATCTGAAATGCTTTCCGCAACCAGATGGCCGAAGAATTTATGAAGCGGCTTGAGTTGATGGCGAACAGATTCAATTTTTCCTTCTTTATCTTTCTGCTTTTCATAAGCGTTTAAAATCTCGCTTATTGTCGGAATAGCGGAGAACTGCGCTGTTTTTTGTGATTGAGCAATGAACTCCGCAAGGGCTAACTCAGCACTTGCGCGATCTTTTGCGTGAGTGCTGATCTTCTTAGTGATTCCTTGGCTTGTGAAATAGATCGTATAAGTCGATCCTCTCTTGCGGAGTCTAGGCTGACAAGTTGTGTTTCTTGGTCTTGGCATTGTTTTTCTGTCTTGCTTTGTTCGTATTCCGCTACCTGATCGGGGCGGATTCGGATCAACGATCCAATTTTAATATGCGGCAATTCGCCGGAGTTGACAAGTTTTCTGACGGTCCGCGGCGAAACGCCCCAGACTTCCGCCAAAGTTTGAATTGTGTAATATTTCGCAGGTTCAGCCATCGCCGTTCCTCCTCTTTGTTTTCGCGTTTCTGATATGTTTTCCGAGGTCAAGCCTTAGATGGCATTTCTGACATAAGACAATCAGGTTCGGATATTGATTGTCCTCCGGTGTTCCCTTTAAATTTTCGATATGATGAACAGTTAAAACGACTTTTGAACCGGTGCGTGGATTCGGCTTTCCGTGTTCCGCGCCGCAAAGTTCGCACTTCCAGCCGACGGCTTCTTTCCGTTCGTTGCTGATTTCGCGCCAGTTCGCCGGATAACGTGATTTGTCGATTATCGGCATTTTGATTTCTCCTATGCGGTTTTAAGATTTGCTTCAACGTTATAATTTGCTTGAACCAAAGCAGCCGCAACCGGCGGGCAAACGGAGTTCCCGCACATTCTCACTTGAGCCGCTTTGCTTAACGGCGTCCCGTCGTTGCTCCGGTCAAAAATATATTCTTTCGGAAAACCTTGCGCGGCATAAAGTTCGTGAGGTTGCAGCATACGAAGTCCGATGTCGGCGATCGCGTATTCTTTTCCGTCGATCCTTACGACGACAAGGCCGGAATGAACTTTGCCTGCAGCCGTGTTCAGAGGTTCGTTCAGAGCGGCGGACATTCCCGTTCCATAATAATTTATAAGAAAAGCGCGAACTTCCTCTGATCTGTCCGTCCGTTTTTCTGACAATCCTACTGCGACAAGGCTATGATGGTCTATCGTCGTAACAGTTCCGACAGGCCCATCAATACGCGCTCCGACAACGCCGCTGTAATGCTTCGCCAGAAACGCGGAAACGAGAGCAAATTTATTTCCGCCGGACGTTATTGTCCCAAGAGGCTTTTCTATATCCAGAACGCGGCGGCCTTCCGCATCGCCATATCCCATCTGAATAAGAAGGTTCGCGCAGTCTTTGACGATAAACGGCTTTTTCGCGTTAATCACAAATTTGAAAATGCCGTTTGCAATGCGGCGCAACGTGTTGTCTGACAAAGGTTTGTCGCGTCCGAAAATCGACGGACAAGGAATCGTCCAGTCAATAATATCGGAAGCTGTCCTATACGGTTTTAAGCCTTTGCCGTGTGTCGGTTTCGGAAAAACAATCGGCAATCCGTCGCACCGGGCAACAAGAAAAAAACGCTTTCTGATAGTCGGCGCGCCATAATCGCACGCCCGAAGTTCTTTGAATTGGACGGTATAACCGAGCTTTCTTAATTCGGAAAGCCACAGCCGGAAAGTTTCTCCTTTCCGCGTCGGATCCGGCATATCATTAACAAGAGGCCCCCACGTCTGAAACTCCTCAACGTTCTCAAGACAGATAACGCGGGGACGGACAAGGCGCGCCCATTTAACGACGACCCACGCCAACGAACGGATTTTTTTACTGACCGGCTTTCCGCCTTTCGCTTTTGAGAAATGCTTGCAGTCCGGCGATGCCCAAAGCAGGCCGACCGGCCGACCGTTCGTTACCGCCACCGGATCAACGTCGAAAACGTCTTCGCAAAAATGCTTTGTTTGCGGGTGATTCATCTCGTGCATAGAAACGGCTTCGGGATCGTGGTTTACGGCAATGTCAACATATCTGCCGGTAGCCAATTCAATACCCGTTGACGCGCCACCGCCACCGGCGAACAGGTCAACGATCAGGTCATCGTTCAGGTTGAAATAAAACTGACGGCTTAACATTCTTTTTTGCCTTTCAGCAATTCCGTGGTTCTATGAATATTGCCGACGACTTTCCACTCATAGAGCATCATTGTTTCGACGTGTTCTCGTAAATCCTCGCCCAAGTTTTGAAACATAAATTCTGCTGTATCTTCCACCCAATCAACACGGCAAACACCATATCCGACCAAGTCAACAAGATCACCTTCATAGATCAGTTTTTCGTTCCAGTCTTTCATACCCGTGCATTGTTCGATGGCAGAGGGGGTAAAGAAATACCATTCGGCCTCCCAACTGTCGAACTCGTCTTCTTCAATCCTTCTGATCTCTTTTTCCGAAAAGCCCTGTTCGCGAAGCTGAGCCTCTAAATCATCTCGGCCTATGCCGCAATCAAGGTCTTTGTAAATCGCGACGTCATACAGATAAAACGATTTCGTGTATTCATTCCCGTCGTCATCGTAAAAGGTAGCGTCTTTAAAAAAGGCCCTGAATCTTAATCTGTTGCTTGTCATTCTCCTACCTCCCATTCCAAAAGAGCAATCAATCATCTGTCTTTCCTTTAAAACGGGATTTCGTCGTTCAGATCGCCGTCTTTGGCTCGCTGATAATCGGCGGGAGTAAATCCTGTCGTTCTGTCGTCATAGTCATCAGCCGTCGCCGGTGGCGGGTAAGAGCTTGCTTTGTCTTTCCCGTCCAACAAAACAAGTTCGCCGTCATACGCGCCCAGAACGACCTCTGTCGTGCGCCGTTCCGCGCCGTCCTGTCCGGTATATTTGCGAGTTTTCAACGAACCGGACAGATACAGCTTCGATCCCTTTTTGACATACTGTTCGGCGACACCGGCCAATCCTTGATTAAAGATGACGACGCGATGCCATTCCGTTTTTTCCTGCCGTTCGCCGGCCTTGTCTTTCCAAGTTTCGGACGTGGCAAGCGACAGATTAACGATCTTCTTTCCGTCGGCTGACAGTCGAACTTCCGGATCCTTTCCGACGTTTCCGAGTAGAATCACCTTGTTTACGCTTCCTGCCATCTGTTAATCCTTTCCCGTTATGCTGTTTAAAAAGCTTAAATAATCCTGTTTCAACCGGCGTTTTTCCAAAAAATCGTCAAAGGTTTTTGCCTGAACGATGCCGCCGGTTGCGACACCCAACAGATAAACGAAAATAATCAATGCCGTTAAAAGTAACGCTGTCATATTTCCTCCTTTTGTTGTTTGAACCGGCGGCGAGGCCTTCTGTTTGGCTGTCCGTTCATCTTCGACTTCAACGCGACTTCATGCGCCGCCGGTATTTCGTTCATTTTACTTTTCCATATTTCAGGCCGTTTTCTTTAAGCCATGCCTGAAGCTTCAAAAGCTGGTCTTTCGTTCCCCAAACGCGGAAGTCAACCTGAATGACTGGCTTTTCCTCCGCCGTTTCTTGGGCCGGTTCTTCTTCCTGTTTGTAAATCGGGCTTTGTTTGACTGCGGGGGCTGTTTTTTCTTCTTGACGCTTTTTTGCTTCCGCCGCAGATTTGATGTCCTGTGCCTTATTTATGACAGAATTGATGTCGTAGCAGTTTTTATAAAAGTCAATCAAAGCCGGTTCGTTCGCGCCTAATTGAAGTGCGGCTATGGAGTTCAGGTCGCTTACGCAACGGTTAAGAACGTCTTGCAAAAGTCCTTCCGCCGCTTTTTCATTGACCGAAGCGTTCAGCATCTCCTTTTTGAGCGCAATCGCTTTTTCAAAGGGAAGAACGCTTTGGTAAAAATCATAATCCCCCCAGAGAAAATCGTAGAACTTTTGAAGAGCGGCCAAGCGTTCCTCTTTTTTCTTTTCATCAAAGGCTTTGACCTGTTTGTCGATTTCGTTCAGCGGGAAGTCGATCAGACCCGTCAAGACTTTGACCTGTTCGGCAAAAGCTTCGTAAGGAATCATCGAGCGCTTTTTAATTTCCTTCCGCTTCGTTTCCAGAGCGTCACGGAATTTATTAAGCGCGGCGCGGTCTGCTTTTGCGTCCTTTATCGTCGCGTCGGTGTAAACGAGACCTTTATATTTTTCCAAAGCTGCGCCGATTTCCGCTTTCAGTTCGTCAAAATTAAACGTGATTGACTGCATTGCAGGTTCTTGGACAATCAGTTCCATAGGCATGAGATTTTTCTCCTTATCAAGCGACAGCGTCGAACGGATCGTCCGATTCCGTTTCGTTTACCGGTGTTTGTTCCGGTTCTTTTTCTTGCGATGCTTCTGGTGCGGAAACGGCAGGCGGAACTTCTTCAATATCGATGTATTCAGCCGTGCCGTCTTCCTTGATCAAGGCTTCGTCGGCTTCATACGCCTTTTGCAGATCAACCGACATAATTCCCCATTTGCTGATCAGCTGCCGCAGCATCGTCTTGTACGCCATAGCGTCAAAGTCCTTGTACCAAAAAGAAGAATACTTCCACATATCCTTTTCGGGGATTTGACCGGCAAGCAGTTTCTTGTAGGCTTCTTTTGAAAACGCTTTGGAAAAGCGGTCGGCGTGGCAGAGCATTTTAGATTTCGGCCAGTATATCGCCTTGCGGAAACCCGATGTGTATTCAAACATCGCGTAATAGCCGACTGTTTCGCGGGATTCCCGTTCTTCGTAATCGTCAATCAGATTGACTTCAATGTCTTCGTTCAGCGGGTCAAAGCGGATCAGTTCGCCGTCCTTGATCGCGATCACGTTTATTTTGCGGTAATAGCCCGAACGAATCGCCAGTTGAATATATCCTTTGTAGCCCAGCTGGAACTGCGCCTGTTTTACACCGGCTTTTTTGTTGTCGTACGGAACAATGTAATACTGGCCGAGTTGCGGCGACGGCGACAGCTTCAACCCTTCGCCTAAAAATGCGGCCGAAAGAATGCTTGACGGTTCACATTCCTGCAGTGCCGGGTTCGCTGATACAGCTGAAACAATCGAAGTCATAAAGCTTTGCGCGTTTTTCCCGACCACTTCGTTAATTCTGGCTTTGATGTTCGGCGCAGTCATAAAAGCCGAAAAAGTTTTCTTTTGAACAAGTGAATTTCCCATGATGTTTTCTCCTTAAATTTGGGGTAAGATCAGCGGCGGGCAAACGTCCTTTTCAACGTATTCCTGCCAAAACTCGATTTCTTTTTGCCGCAAAAAGGCGACGTCTTCCGCGTGGACGGCGGCGTCAAAGTAATAATGTCGCGTCGTCAGCGTCGGAACGCCGTCTTTGCAGTGTTTGATTTGTGCTTTCAGGATCGCGAAATCCCAGCCGGTTACGCCCAGATAATGAATGACCTGACAGAAATAGTTGTCCGGCACCTGATTATCCCATTTGTCCCAGTCCGATGCGCGGCGGATTTCCGTTGTCTTGATTTCAAGAACGCCTTTGCGCCCTGTTTCCCGTTCAATCAGTCGGCCGTCAAGGCTGGCGATTAGAAACGGGTTGGTTTTATCGGTCAGCAGATCAAAGTCAATATGCTTAACGTCGTAGTTCGGATAATCCAGTTTGAACAGGTCGATCAGTAGATTTTCCGCCGCTATGCCATATTTGACAGCCTCTTTGTCCGAAACGTCCGCCTGTTGCTTGCGGCCCGTCTTGATTTCCCACAAATCGACGTTCGACAGCCACGGATTGCGTCCGATCACGGCGGCGGCGTCGGATCCGCCGAGGCCGCTTTTGCGTTTATTCAACCATGTCTGCCGATTGTTCTGCATCGTCTTTTCCTTTTTTGAAATTTTCGTAGAGATCGTTCAAAGCCGCGCCCAATTCGTAAATGTCTTCTAAAACGGAAGTGTCGCCGTTCATGCCGCACCTGCCTTTTTGCGCTGTTGAAGTTGACGGACGGATTTGACGAACGATCCAGCGCCGTCGTAATCAAAATCTCCGTAAAGCCGAAACAGGGCTACCGCTTTCAGTGCGCCGTTCAATACGGCGGCGTCAACGTCGTCGATCAGTTCGTCCAATTTTGGGGAAATTTCCTCGATCATGTCGTCCCGAGTCTTGCCGTTCAGACGGTCGCCGCGAAAGCCGGTGTTGTCGTATTTCCAGTCCCGGACACGGCGGTCGACAACCGGAAATACCTCGTCTTGGATAATGTTGTAAATTTCCTTTATTATCGCTTTGTGCTTTCTAAAGCCTTCCGTGCTTACCATGTCTTTATTCCCACACAATCAAACTGATGATTTTACCAACCGCCGCGGCAATCACCGGCGACATCGCATAAACCATAACTTCAACAGGTTTTATCCGATAACTGCGCGGCGGTAATGTTTCGCGGATTTGCCGAAGATCCGCAGATATTTCTTCATATTCCGCGTCTATAATCTTTTCTGTCATTTTATCCTCCGAATATGATCCAAAGCGCTGCGCACCAAGTCGTCATCGCAAACGCAAACGCGGCATAATCCGCCGCGTCCCGCAGTGTTAAACTGCAGAAAGCTTCAAATATTTCTTTCATGATGTCCCCTTTTTCCGGGTAAATTATCCCGCCCGGCGGAGATTGCCCCGCCGGCGGTGATGTTGGTATTTTGTTGATTAAGCCAGAAGTTTGGCGGCTTCGGTCTGTTTGTCCTTCAGCTGGCCGATAATGGATTGCAGAGCGCCCGCACCGTGAACAATGCTTAGCGCCCAGTTTGCCGCCGGCAGTCCGTCCGCTGTCACGTTGCCGTTAAACGGTTCCGTCGCCGTCACGCCGTCTTTGAGTAAAAAGCCTGCCAGCTCTTCGCGCAGTACGTCTCGGATCAGGCCTTTAAGTGCGTTTTCTCTTATGCCGGACGGTTTGCCGCAAGTCCCCAGGCATGCTTTGACGATGCCGCCGATTTCCTGCTTGGCTTTTTCCGAAAGCACGATCTCGCGCTTGCCCGACGGCAAAGCGCGGGTGTGTTCTCGAACGGACACTTCGCCGCCGGCGGTCTTGCCGTCAACGTGGGCGGCTAGGGCAGTTAATACCCATTTCCTAAACGCTGCGGCTTTGGGCGTGCGGGCAAACATTCCGATCAGCCACGCGCCCTCCCGGTTGAACACGCGGACGCGCGTCCGACCCTGTTTGATGATCCGCGTCATTTCCGGCGTGAACTCGTCGGCGTGGCGGGTGTATAATTTTGAAGCATTAGTCATTTCTGATATTTCTAACGCACGCCCAATTTGGGCGAGTGTCATCATCGGCACGCCGTCAACATTCACCAGTTCAATTTCTTGATTTTCAAATTTTACGATATTTTTCATATTATTGCCCTTTTTGAAAGGAAAGCCCTTAATCCGTAAGGTGTCGGGGGTCAAAACGTGGCAATAACACGTGGGCTTATTCGATATATTCGCCGCCCCCCGACATAAATCGGGCATAAAAAAGACGTACTGACGGGACGCTGACCGTATTGCTTGAGTTTTGACCTCAAAATCAACGGTATCAAAACGCGGAGTCGTTGTCAATGATTTATTAACACAAAATCTATTAGTATATTTTTCAATAAAACTTCAAATAAAGGTTGATAATATGGAATGGTTATCATTGTTAATGAATCGGCTTTGTTCTTTTGCTTTGTGGCTTATTTTTCTTTCTGTTATAATAACAACCCCTTCTAGCTTGGTGAGATCATTTGAGAAAAATAATCCTTTTATCGGAATAATTCATTTTTCCATTCTTGTTTTCATGATATCAAAAATAAAAAGAGATAGAAAACAACAAAAAACCAGTCAACTGCTTATTGAAGCCAAAAAAGATAAACAATACACCTCCAGTAAAAACAACGGTCTTATACCTTTAAAAGGATATTCCATTCCAGAAGATGTATTCCAACTTCTATGGTTCTCTGACGGTAAATACAAAAATTATGATCCCAAAAGAGATATGCGTAGTTTTAACTCAGAAAATGGATTTTCTTTCTATATCGCTATAACAGGTGATGTTGAACCAAGTTCTATTTCTGTTTCTCTTCCGATTAGTAAACCAAAAAACATGCTTTTTGTGGAGACTCTTCCATATTTTCCTTCATATGAGTGCATGTCTTCAGAGCAACGCTGGATTTACCTAAATTGGCTTACCAATATAGATAGCCTGATAGATACAGGATATGTCTTTGTATTTTACTATGGTCTCGAACGTCACCTATTTGGAGAAAAAGTAGATGATGCATTTAAAATGATTCTTCGTTTACGCAAAAATCATAAAAATAGCTCTTTTTTAAGTTATTCATCAAATGCTCTTTTAGCATCTGTTTTGTTTCATAAAAGAATAGATTTATTTGAAGAATATATTAATAATCCTGATGAAATAACATTTTCAAATATATATTTTTATATCAAATTTCTTCTTAAATATCCTATTCTCCCCAAGGAAATTCTAGATCAATCTAGCAATATAGGTTTTTCGAATAAGCGCTATATCAAATCAAATTATGATTTATTCTTATCTCTATTAACAAACAAAATAAGAGATAAATACGGAGGAGAATTTATACAACTAGACTCATTTGATTTGAAAAAATGTGAGACAAGTACAATAAACATTGTTGCTAATACTTCTTTAAAGCCAAGAAATATAAGTGTACCTGATATCTTTTCAAACAAAGATCTAAATAAAATACTCTTAAGCTTGTTAACAGAAACACATGAAGATGTGAAAAAATATCTGAAAGAGCAGAGAAAAATAGAAAATAAAATATCAAAAAGATGATTTTTATCATTTTTCATTCTGATGACTTTTCTTTCAAACAGGCGGAGCGGCAAGGTTCTGCACGTGTCTTATGTTTTAGGAGAGGATTAAACCGCCCCGCCTGTATGGGGTTTGGTTATTCTGAAAGACAGAGTTTTTCTTTCGCTCAAGGCAATACGAAAGGCCAACCGTGGCGACCCTGCCCTTGAGGATAACCACCCGGCAGCCGCATCAGCCAGTTGCCGGATGTTTCCCGAACGGGGGTGTTGCTTTATCCCGGACGCCGCTTGTTCCGCCTGCGCGTCTGCTCCATTCTCATACCCAACGACGCAACGTCGGGCGTATCATATAAACTGTTTCTAAGATCGCCATATGTGTTACTAATAACACTTTATTTGTGTTAATGTCAATATAAAATTACACTATTTTTGTGTTTTTTTTGTGCATGTGACGGAAAACGGCGGAAATACAGGGAAAAATGCGCAAAAAAATGCAAAAAGGTGAAAAGATATGTTGACAATGTATCAAAAAGATACATAATTAATTTAATTGATTTTAGGATTAACAGAGATGAAATTCAAAGAACAGCCTTGGATTCCGGCAGACGCAACGGATTATATTCATGAAATTTCAAAAAATCCGTCAGAGATAGCCTATAAACTGCACGCAAAAGAACGTATGGAAGAACGGAATATATTAACCGGAGATGTGTTGTATGTTTTGCGCAATGGATATGTTTATGAAGACCCCGAACCGGCGACGAGAGGATTTTTTAGATACAAGGTTGAATACGTTTCTCCGAACAGCGGTAAAAGAACATTGCGCGTCGTTGTGTTGGCAGATGAAAAACAACGAAGTTTAAAAATCATTACCGTTATGTTTGTTGACGAGTAAGCGGAAGACCGCCGATTATCGGCGTTATAAAAAAGGAAAGGAAAAGAGATGAAACCCTATAACTATTCCGAATGCGGAATAAGAAATGTGTTGATACACGGTATTTCGCCCGTTATTGACGATGAGGGCGACGAAGTCATCAGCATAAAGAATATCAAAGACCTGCATCGCGCGATTGCACAAGCCGTTGTTGCGAAAAAAGGAGGAATGACCGCGGAAGAATTAAGATTTCTGCGCACAGAAATGGGTGAAACACAAGAAGCGTTCGCCAAAATAATCGGATATGAACGCTTGCAAATCACCCGTTGGGAAAAGGGAGAAATCAAAATTCCGCAGGCGATTGATATGCTGATTCGCGCGTTAGCGGTTCAGAAGATTCTGAAAGATGAAATCAATCTGGAAGCGACTTCCCAAAAAATAACAGAAAAGGCCGATGAAAATTTAAACATTGAAGCAACTGACGATTTTTATCGCCCCGCGATGTTCGGTTAAATGCGGTTTGACCCAAAATAACTCTTAAAACAAAAGCCCCTGATGGGGCTTTTTCAATATCCTGGAATTTCCGGGAGGTTCAATCTTATTCGGCGGATATTGTCAGACGACAGCCGAGGGCGCGGGCGATTTTAACAACCATATCATAACGCGGGACGACTTTTTTCTGTTCAAATCGGGCGATTGCCGGCTGTTTTAAACACGTCTTTTCCGCAAGTTCCTTTTGCGTCAACCCGATTGCCTGGCGGCGTTTAATCAGTGCGTCTATAATGTCGGTGCAGTCGTCAGTCATCGCAGGCCTTTCCATTGATAAGCAATTCGGAGGAATCGATATCTATATAATCATTCCAGCTAACGCCGTATCGCTCGTTTTTAACGGTTTCAAAAAGTCCTTTTATCTTTAAAAGAGGTTTAAAAGCGTCAAAGCGATTGATTAACGGCATAACGTCATAAACAGTTGTTTCTCCGCTGTTAAAGGAAAGTTTCAGTTTGAAATCGGCCAGAGGCTCTACTTTATTTATGACTGGAAACATATTTCACCTCCCGTTTAATGTAAAGGATCCAATATTTGAAATTTTTGAGTTTCCCACATTTCAAGCAGTTCAGTCCTCGCAAGGCGTCAGCATTTCCATATCGACATTTAAGAAGCGTGCTATCTTTTTCAGCGTTCCGACTGATCCAACGGCAACGCCTTTTTCAATTTTTTTCCAGTAGTCTTTGGAAATGCCGGTGGCGGCGCAAGCCTCTTCAATCGTTTTTTGACGATATTCACGATAGACTTTGACAGGATTTTCCCGATTGTCCAAAATTTTATCAAGAAGTTCGGAGGGGAAGAATTCTTCTTCTCCGGCGGCAAGTTTCCGCTGAAATTCGTGACATTTGACAATATCTATCAAGTCTTCATAATCGTCTAAAGACAGAATGACGTAATCCTTTTTATCAAGTTTGATCTTTGTGACGGCGTTCATTTCTTCCTCCTGTTATTTATAGACGTTTCCGCGAGTTTCGATACGTTCAATAAATAAAATGTATCCGTTGTCGTCAAAAATCACTCTGTAACTGCCAACACGCAGGCGGTATCTGGGCATTCCTTGAAGTTTTTTGACCATATTTTTAAGGCTTTCCGGATTTTCAGAGTATTGAAAAATTTTTTCACGGATATTTTTTGAATGTTTATACGGGATCTTTGTTAAAAACCCTTCCGCCTGTTTTGAATACCGAATCTGCATCGTTTTCCCCTTCTGATTACAGGATACGAATTTAATTCTTAAATGTCAAGAATTATATTCTTGTTATCCGACTTTTTCTGCCTTAAGGGTATAAATAACTTTACCTACAATCTGAACGTCTGATGTCGCTGCAGTGATTGGGCGATACTTTGAATTGTCTGAGCAGATAACAACGTCTGTCCCGATCGTACCTTGAATGCGTTTTACCGCAAGTCCGGTTGACAGGCGGATCAGGAAAATGCCATCGCTGTCAAAAAATTTTCGCGATATGTCCACCAAAACCCAATCCCCGTCAGATAGGGTTGTTTCCATAGAATCCCCGAACACACGCAACATTTTAACGTTATCCGGCGCAATCGTAGAAATGGCGCGGTATTCCTCTTTCGGCATTTGCCAATAGCCGACAACGTTTTCAGCGAAATTCTCTATTCCGTTGCCGCAACACGCCGTCGTATTGATTATTTCAATATTGATACAGTTTTCCTTTCCCTTAATAGAAAAGTCTATATTTTTAAATTCTGAAGGCAATAGCTCTGATAGATCAATTTTTAAAGCTCTGGCCAAAGCGGGCAGATGTTTTAAAGGAATGGGGTAATCTTGTTCAAAACGGTTGATATGTTGCTGGGATACGCCGATCATTTCTCCCAATTTTTTTTGGGAAAATCCTAATTCTTCCCGCTTTTGTTTGATTAAATTTTCATTTTCCATTGTTTTTCTCCATTGTTAAAAAATACACACTAAAAGAGTATAAAGTAAAACACTTATTAAGTGTTGACATTGATCTAAAAAATGTGTATTTTGTAATTCGGAGGTGTTAAATGACGCTGAAAGAATTTCTTAAAAAAAACAAAATGAGCATGAAGCAGGCAGCTAATCAGCTGGGCTGCCACTATGAATATGTGCGTCGATATGTCAATGAGGGCGTTATACCGTCAAAACGTAGAATGTGGCAAATAACGGCATGGTCCAACGGTGCTGTTCAGCCGAATGATTTTTTTGCCTCTAATGACAACACCGAACCTGATGACAAGGGGGCGGCGTGATGTGTGTATGTCCGGAAACGATAGAATTAGAATGGCCGATATTTTGGCTGGGATTTTTCACTTTGCTGATCGTTCAGGAATGGCGCAAATGACAGCCGGGAAAGACCGGCATTTATGGGGAAATGGTGAAATAGGTAAACACGGCGGTCTTAGAAACCGTTTTATAAGGGTTCGAGTCCCTTTTTCCCCACCAAATCAACGAAAGGAAAAAACATGGACACGCAAAAAGAAACGGTCAATTTGGCCACTAAAACACTCACAGGGGATATTCGGGATTTTTTGGTAGACCGCTTGAGAAATTTCCCGAAGCCGTGGGTACAGATGACAGAATCTGAACAGGAAAGGGAGATTGAAGCGGCAACTTCCGCGGCCCAAACGCTCGTCAAAGAAGCTGTTAAAATAATTTCTTCGGACGGCCGTCAGACTGTTCCAGCGAAGCTTGAAAAAATTACGTTGAAAGACGGCTGCAAAATTGAATTGTCTTCCTCGAGCGGTTGGATTTCAGAGCTTGCCGGCGCATTGAACAACGATGTTTTAATTGTGACAAATTCCGCTGATGAATATGCCGGCGAACGAGCGCCCTGCAAGGCTGACCCTGACGAACCGGAATTATTTAATCAGGAATATCGGGAAGCCGACGGAGAAGGCATGCCGGAAACAATGGCGTTACCGGCGCCCGAAAATGTTATTGACGCGGAATTTTCAGAAACATCGGAAGACGATCAGTCTGACGAAAAAGGTTTTCTGGGGATTGACGGCGATGATGACGAAGCGGCTTAAACTGGTTATCGACGGCGTTCCGGTTCCGAAAGGCCGGCCGCGTTTTACCAAAGCGGGGGTGGCATACACTCCCGCAAAAACGCGGGCTTACGAAAAACAGGCGGCGATCATCGCTGATATCGGCATGCGGGCGAACGGTTTAAAGATGTTTGAATGTCCCGTTACCGTTATGGCGACGGCGTATTTACCAATACCGAAATCCATGACGAAAAAAGACCGCGCCGAAGCTTTATCCGGCACGTTATTGCCGGCGAAAAAACCGGACGTCGACAACATCGCGAAAGCGGCGTTGGACGGTTTGAACGGCATTGTCTGGCGCGATGATTCTTTGATTGTCGGATTATCAATCAAAAAACGGTACAGCGAACGGCCGCGCCTGGAAATCGACGTATACACGGAGGCGGAATGATTTTTTCGTTGACAAAGAATCAAGTCGGCGGTTATGCTTTGAACGTGGCCTCAAACCACGTTACCAAAGCGGATACCGCGCCCGAAAGTTTTAGCGGTATTTTTATGCCCGTAATTTATGGCGGGAGTGCGAGGAATAGCCTTCGGGTAATAACTCCGCGCTTCTTTGGTAGCGTTTTGAGGCTCCCGCCGCCTATCGGGCTTCTCAAAAGCTCCTTAGTCGGCGTTTTGAAACGCTTTACCAAAGGAGCTCTAATTATGAACGCTATTAGTGCGCCCGCCACTTTGACGGCGGAAAAATCCGTAAAAACTTATTCAGAAATGACCGCAGCCGAATTGTTCAGCGAACAAAAGCGGCTGTTTCGTATTGCCAAAAACGAGCCGAACGACGACCTGTCGGAAAAAATCTGCTCTTTGGGGTGTGATTTGTCCGAACTGATCGCGGCCACGCCCGCCGCGTCCAAAGAAGACGTTCGGGCAAAAATACTGTTCATGCTTGATTATTGTATTGGTTACATGGGCTCGGAAGTCCTGCCGGTTGACCGTTCCTTTTTTGCGGCGGTCAAAACAACACTGCAATTTTTGAAAGGAAAATAAGATGGGAAAAATCGTTAAAGAAAAAGAATACGTTAATATTCGTATTGAGCGCCCCAGAAGAAATGAAGAAGGAGTTTTTTATTATTCAGAGGTTATCCCTTTTTTGGCAATTTTAGCTTTCAAAAAAATTCCAAATTACAAAATTCTTTTCGGCTTGGCTTCTTACGCAATTCAACACGAAGGCTTGACGAAAAAACAACAAAAAATAGCTGATGAATTCATAGATTATTTTGAGGAAATCGGAGCGTTATAATGAAGCAGTTTAGCCCAAAAATATATCCAGAATGGGGGGAATTGATTGCCGAGCTGCCGTTGAATAAGCAGGCGGAAATCTTCAACGCAATTATAAAATATCCGACGGTTGAGATAGATAGCGGCGTGTGGCGTTTTATCAAAAGCCAAATCGATCGGGATTTTGAAGAATTCGACAAGAGATGCAAGAAAAACGGAGAAACTTCTCGGAATTACTGGAAACAAAAACGATATCCGAATGATACCGAACGATATCCGAATGATACCGAACGATATCCGAATGATACCGAACGATATCCTGAACGTGAACGTGAACGTGAACGTGAACGTGAATCTGAACGTGAATCTGAACGTGAAGAGGTCGCCGCAAGCGTCGCCCCGCCCCCTTCTTCCAAGACAAAACGGGCTTGCCGTTTTGAAAATTCGGAATACTGTTTTGACAGCTTACCTGACAGCTTTGCGCAAGAAGCTGAAAAACTCGGTTTTGAAAACGTCGCGGAGAAGGAATATCTGAATTTCCGAGATTACTGGATTTCTAAGAGCGGACAAGACGCGACTAAGACAAACTGGCCGGCGACTTGGCGGAATTGGTTGCGTCGATCCAGTCAATACGGTGGTTCGGGGGGTGCCGCCGTTCGTACCGAAGCTGTTAGGAGTGACGACCGTCCCCCGGAACGGCGCGTCGGTACACCGGAATGGTTTGCGGCTGAAAGGGCAAAACTGGAAGCCGAGGAAAAAGCAAAACGGGAGAATGACGCATGACGACAATGCAGACAATGGCAGCGATTGAAGAATTTTCAGCGCGTTTCGGAGAGCCTTACTGGGCCGAAGACAAACAGGAAAAAATCCTTGCAGACTGGGATTGCGTTTTGAAAAACTACAGCGAAATGGACGTTCGGACTGCATGCGGCGCTCTTAGTCAGTTCGGAAAATTAAAAACATTCCCAACGATCGGGCATCTGGCGGCAGAGCTGAAAAAGAATTACCAGCCGATCAGTTCAAACGACAACAGCGAAAAGCGAAGTCCATCCATGGACGAATTGGCTCAATATCGTTTCCGCTGCATACAGGACGGCGTAAACGGGCATTTGTGCTTTTCTGCCGACGTTGACGAGGCCATGCGCCGGGTAATGGACGAGATCAATGCTGAATATCCTCCGGAGCATCACTGGGAAAAGCGCACGGCGTCCGATTCGATCGGTCTTGCTCTGCGAAACGGCGTATTTTGGGACAAGCTTGACACGCATCTGCGCTATATCGTTGAGATGAGAGAAAGTTATTCGGCCTCTGGCGTGGTCGGAGAATTATTTGATTTGCCGAAAACGTTCAAAAGTACCGAAGAAAGGAAATGCGCCTAATGGATAACGCCGCCGAAAATATGCAGGAACCGATTCTTGAGGTTCATGAAATCGACAGATTGTACGAAAATGGATTGTTGGGGGAAGACAATCGTTCAGCCATGCGGCGTTACAGCGCCGGGCAGCGTTTCTACAGCGATTGGAAGCATTCAATGTTTAACCCGGATTTTCGATCGACTTTTGGAAAGAATGAAATTTCTTTGGATAAATTAACAGCCGCTGATCGTTATTTGAAAGCTTACAGGCAAATACCGGCAAAATGGTGCTATTTTGTACGCTGCATTCTAATTGCCGGCGAAAGCATTGATGAATACATTGTCCGTCACCCGATTTTTAACCGAACGGCAGAGGAAAAGGCCGTGCTACTGATTACGCTGCAGGACGCGCTTGACCAAATTGCCGAAGCTTACGAAAAAATGGAAAGGGAAGCAAAATGATTACGGTAAGCGAAGAAATAAAAAATTTACTCGAAACAGGAAAATTGAACGACGACGAACGCGATATTCTTTCGCGGGCTCTTAGCGACATTCAATTTTGGCAAAAACGATATTACGCTATGGAGCGAGATTATGTTTTTCTTTTGAATTCGAACGATAGGAACGGCAAAGAAAAGGACGAGATGATCCAGACGATTTGCGATCTTCGTTTCGAGAACAAAAAGCTCAAAGAAGAAATCAGAAAAAAAACTTTTCTCGGCCGTATTCACGATTTTTTGAAAAGAAAATTCCCCTAGCAGAAAGTCTGTCCGGACGTTTATCCAGATTCCCCGAACGCGCGGGGGCTTTTTCTATTAATCGAATCCGTGAACAAAAAAACTTTTTTGTTGACAGAAAAACTTTGTTATTGATAAAATGTTTTTATTGGATGCGGGAGTGTGTCCAAAATTTAGCGGAGTTTTTACTCCGCCTTTTTTTTATCTCCTTTTTACAACTGAGCATCTCGCGGCCATTTCCTTTCGTGTGGCTGGGTACAGCTTTATTCTTTTCAGGTGCGGGATTAAAAAGAAGTATTTTCAATTCAAATACACAAGGGGCGGTCATGGCAAATGTGAAGAATTTAAAACCGCCTCGAACCAAGAGCGAAGCAAGAGAACGCGGCAAAAAAGGCGGAAAAAAATCAGGAGAAGCCCGGCGCGAACGCAAAGCGCTAAAAGAACAGTTGCTTTTATTGTTGGAAACAGGCAATGCGCGGCAGGAACTTTGCACGGCTCTATTGGACAAAGCGTTATCTGGCGACGTGAGAGCCTTTGAAGTGATCCGGGACACGATAGGAGAAAAACCCGTTGACAAAGTGGCGCAGACGGACGGCGACGGAAACGACGTTCCGAAAAACGACCTGTCCAAAGTGCCAATGGAAGTTTTGTTGAAAATGGCAAAGGCTGCGGGGGCGGATATCGATGACGACGAAGACGGAGATAACACGGCGTGACATAACAGACGAACTCGCGCGCCGTGATTTTTCGTATTTCATTCGACAAACATTTCCCAATTTTCAATTTTCCGCATTTTCGAAAAAGGTTTGCCGGGCCTTGCAACAATTCCTTGATGACGTTGTTCTGGGAAAGCGACCGATTTTAATCATTGAAGCCCCGCCACAACATGGCAAGTCGGAACTGGCCTCACGCCGTTTCCCGGCTTTTGTTTTCGGCCGGTATCCGAATATGCGCATTGCAGGCTGTTCTTATTCGGCAGACTTAGCGTCGGCGATGAATAAGGATATTCAGCGCATTATAACCGCCCCGGCATATAAGCGCCTGTTTCCTACGTGTATCGGCGAAAAGATGATTGGCGGAAAGGCCGTCCTAAACGCCGATAAATTCGAGATCTCCAACGGTACCGGCTACTATGTATCATGCGGCGTTGGCGGTTCTTTGACTGGTAAATCAGTCGATATTGGAATCATTGACGACCCGATTAAGAACATGACGGAAGCGCGCTCAATAACAGTCCGACAGACAATCGAAAGCTGGTATAAAACCGTTTTTTTGACCCGCTTATCTCAAACAAGCGGCCAGCTGATAATGATGACGCGCTGGCACGTTGAAGACTTGGTCGGCTACATAAAGAAAAACGCCGAAAAAGACAGAATTAAAATCTTGAGCTTCAAAGCTATCGACGAAGGCCGTGCGCTTGTGCCGGCGTTGCACCCGTTGGAACAGCTCGAAGAAATGCGCGCCGCTATGTCGTCCCAAGAATGGGCCGCGTTATACCAACAACAACCGGTCGTCGAGGGTGGTAATTTAATCAAAACGGGGAACTTTGTACGCTATACCGCAGCGCCCGAACGGTTTGACTATACCTTTATTGTCGCAGACACTGCGTTTTCGGACAAGAAAAAGGCAGACGGATCGGCTTTTCTTCATGTCGGCGTCACCGGCAGGAAAATCTATCTGCTGAACGGCTATTGGAAACAGGTCGGATTTCCCGATTTGCGCCGCGACTTAAAGTCGTTTTTCATGCAGGCTAAGCAGCGATGTCCGAATATCGCCGGTGTGTATGTCGAAAACAAAGGAAGCGGCATTTCCTTGATTCAGCAACTGCGCGAAGAAGGGTTGCCGATCGTAGAACTTTATCCGACGGTAAAAAATGCGGCCCTTAAAAAAGAACAGGTCGCTGACAAATACGTCCGATTCTTGGAAGTCTCGGCCGAACTGGAAAGCGGCTTTTGTTCTATACCGGAAAGCGCCCCTTGGCTGTTGGAATTTCTGACGCAATGCGAGGGCTTCACCGGCGGCACTCAAGACACAAAGGACGATTACTGCGACGCTTTGATTTACGCGCTTAAAACAGCTCGCAAAGGAATAGAGATAAACTGGCTGAGGGTTGAAGATGAACTTTTTTCGTAAAAAGAAGAAACAGGAAGAAAAGACGGTCAAAGAGATTGACTGGTCGTCTGCTGCGATTGAAATGTCCGCGGACGACGCGCACGCGCTTTTTTCAGGTATTTTCGCCGAGCCTATGACGAACGCGACCGTCCGTCTTGAAGAGGGCGCGGCGGACTTCGGCGCAAAGCGTGGATTCCGTGCGTTTAACAAACATAAAGGCGCTTTGACTGTATGGAATAAGTGCGCGACTGCCGTTGCCGAACGTCGATTCCAGACGGAAAATCAATGGGTGAACGTCCCGCAATCGGTCAACGCCGGCTTTTCTAACGCGCAGCTGTCTTATTACCTGTTCCAGGTCGTCAATTACTATGACTGCATGATTCAGGCGCAGGATCCGTTAATGTCTAAGGTTCTTTCGATTTTATCGGAAACGCCGTTTTCAAAAGGCGGCTATATCGAAAACCTGGACAAGGAACAGGCGAAAGCGGTTCTTGACGAGGCGGAACGGCGCGGGATATTCCGGAAATTGGTCAAGGCTATCCGTTCAATGGAATGCGTCGGCGGTTGTCTGATTTACTTACAGACGGACGACGAGGATTTATCTGAACCGCTCAATTTGAAGACTTACGATGTCCGGAAAATAAAAGATTTTATCCATATTGACCCGATAAACGTTGCTGCTACGGTTGTCAATACCATCGAACCGGCAAAAGCCGACTATATGGACCCCGAAATCTGGTACGTTATCGGACTGGGTAACGTCCATAAGTCGCGCTTCTTGAAGTTCGAGGATAACGTCCCCGAATTGCTTTTGCGCCCGATGTGCATGTACTTCGGAACACCGCTGACGAACCTGATCAAGCAGGACATTGCGAACAGCAATCTGGCAACACAAGGCCTTGCGAACATCGTCAACCGTTGTCGGTATATGTTTTTGAAAACGGACGACCAGTCCTACACGACCGGGAACGTGAAGAACTTTAAGGCGCGTTTGTCCGTAATGTCAAAAATGCAGGACAACTTTATGTTTTCGCCGATTAAATCGACCGAAGACGTTGTCCAGCAGACGACGGCCCTGACGGGATTCGCGGAAACGACGGAATTTCTTTACGAAGTCATTTCGGCTAAAACGTCAATTCCGATGACGGAGTTGATGGGAACGAGCGCAAAAGGATTGAACGCAACGGGCGAAGGCGACCGGCGGGCGTGGTATGATCGCGTCACCGTTCTTCGCGCGTCCGTTCAGAATCAGCTTGAAGTGTTGCTCGGCATTGTCGCAGGAAAAGATGACGGAGAATTCAAAGAAATTCATTACCGGTTCAACGCTTTGGAAACGCCGACGGAACGCGAAACGGCGGAAATCCGTAAAGCGACGCTCGAAGTCGCAAAGGCGATTATTGAGATCGGCGGGAGCCAAGAACAGACCTTCGACTGGTTGAAGAAGCTGGACTTCATGGGCTTGGACGGAGTGGAATTCGACGCCGAAAGCTTTGAAGGTGACTCAGATCCGTTCACGCAGGAAGATGAACCGACGGGATTCCCCGAAGTGTTTAGTCAGAACGCTGGCGATTTCGAGGGAAAGCATAAACGCGACAAAGACGGTAAATTCACTTCCGGCGGGAAAGGTGGCGACACTTCCGAAAAAGGAACAGACGAAAGTGATTCTGATATTCCCGAAGAATGGGGAAAATCTTTTTCTGAATATTCTGGAAAACCGGAAAAAGCTATCGAAAAACTTATTTCTGAAAAATCAGGATATGTTCCCAGAGCAATTCATAAAGAAGGGATCGGTGATATTGATTTCGTTTATGGAAAAGGTGGAGAAACAGGATACGGATTAGCTCATATCGCCGAAAAACATGGTGAGGAAATTTTAAAAGAAATTCCTTTACTAATTGAAAACGGAACAGTTGACAATACCCAGAAAAATTTAGGCCGATCATTTATTTATTCGGAAGATAAAAAGATTGTTATAAGTTTCACTCTTTTTAACAAAAAAAGAACTTGGCTTTTAACTGCTTACACTTTGGATAAATAAAAGTTCGCCGCACTGATTCCCCCATTCAGTGCGGCTACAAAAAACAACTATGTTTCCGGGTCATTGTTTTAGGCTTTGTATTCATTATAAGGCCGCCTTCCTTAAAAGTAAAGGTGATAAAATGTCGAAAATGACGCCAAAGAAGGCGCTCTGGTATAACCGGCGCGCAAAAATGCTGGGCGGATATGCGACAATGTCGCCGATTAATTCCAACAAAGCGGCGGATATATACTACAGGAAATCCGCAACGGCTTTGCTCGAAGCGTTTCTGAACGCGTCGATCCGCGAAGTCAAGAAACATTACGCGACGATTTACACGGCAAACGCGGCATGGGACGAAATCCAGCCCCGCGTCATTAAAAGCCCCGCAAAGGTCGCGTCGGCGTTTCGTTCAATCCGTGGCCGTCAAATGGAAATATTCACGGATAAGGCCGAGCAAATCGCAATTCGTTATGTCGGCAAAGTCGGGAAAATGGCGAAAAAGAACGTGCAAAGCGTTCTGGAGCGTTTTTTCGGGTTAAAGCTTGCTATCCGTTACAACTCGGAACGCTACGACGAAATGCTGAAAATCATTGTCCGGCGAAACGTCGAGCTTTTACGGAATACAGCGTCTCAGGTTATCGACAACGTGCAGAGCATAGTGACGGACGCGATGACGACGGGTCGCGGCTGGGCGGACATTGAACATGCCTTGCACGACCAGCACGAAATCGCCGAAAACAGAATCAAACGGATCGCGCGCGATCAGACAGCCAAAGCAACAGAAGCAGTCAACGTTATGATGCAGCGTGCGGCGGGTGCGGAATACTTCGAGTGGTCAACGTCGAAGGACGAACGCGTTTCAACCGGCTACGGCGGACATAAACAGCTTGACGGGAAGATTTACCGATACGACGAGCCAGAGCGCTATCCGATTATTGATAGCTACGGAAACAGAGGATTGCCGGCGCAACGCGTAAACTGCCGTTGTACGGCTTTGAGCGTCTTCATAGCGGACGGATACCGCGCGCAATGGTCGCCGTCGGACGAATGCTACAAGATAATGAAGGAATAAAAGCAATGCTTCAATACAGGACAAGGATAAACAACGAAGCGTCGCACCGCTCTTATGACGACAACGGATTTTTAACTGTGGACAAGTCGCCGATTTTATCGACCGACGTTCTGCAATACCTCGGCAAAGAGTTCGGGGTTGACGAAGTCGCCGGCGTAAAAATCGATCCGGACAAAATCTACAAAGTTCGGATTCCGCGCGAAGAATTGGAAAAAGCCGCGCAGTCTTTTGAACTTCTGCCGATCGTCGACGGTCATAAATGGCTCTCCGGCGGTCTAGACGACGGCGACGCGAAAAAATATCAGGAAGGAACGACAGGATCCGGTGCTTACGTCGACAACGACGGAAAGTTATTCGTTCCGCTTAAATTTACCGGGAAAGGAATTCTTGAACATCTGAAAGATGGTGTTGAAGAACTGTCGGCCAGTTATAGCCACGATCTCCGCTTGGACGATACGGGGCAGGCTGATTTCGTGGCCGTCAATATCACGGGGAATCACGTCGCACTTGTCGAGCGTGGACGGTGCGGTTCGGGGGTTCGTGTTTTTAACAATGATGAGGTTGAACAAATGAAAACGAAAAATGAAATCGCCTTGCTGGTCGACGGAAAGAAGATTGACCTTGCCAAATTCTTTGCCGAAGAACAGAAGGAAGAAGCACATCAGGACGGTTCCATTTCCGAAAACGACGGCGAAATCGATAAACGCGCTGTCATCGACGAAATCGGCGGCATCCTGAAAGATAAAGGTCTGGACGAAGAAATCATCCGTACCGTCATCGGTCTGGCTGAAAAATTGTCTTACGACAAGTCCGAAGCCGGAACGTCCGACAACAAATGCGGGACGGAAAACGAAGATGCGTCCGCCGAAAAGACCAAAAATGAAGATGGGAAAGAGAAAGATCCTGCCGAAGGCGAAGAACTGCCGAAGCAGAAAGCCGAAAACGCTGCCATGCTGATCAGCGCCCTGAAAAAGGAAATGGCGGAAAACAACGCCGCTTTGCGCCGCGCTTATAATTCCGCCGTTGCGTTGACCGGTGAAGACTTCCCGGCAATCGGCCTGTCGGTTCGCCAGATCTACGAACACGCCTTGAAGTCGCGGAAAATCGAAACGTCGAACCGTTCCATCGCGGAACTGGCGGCGATTTGCGAAACGCTGAAAAGTGTCCGCGTCGATAACTCTTTCACGCCCTCCACGTCCGCCACGGTCGCGGAAGACGAAGTCGAAATCAACATCTAACAAAGGGAGTAGAAAACAATGGGTTTTCAGAAAAAAGCTTATGTTTCGCAGGCTATCGGCAAGCCGGGGCAGAAGTCGCGGGCTTTGCCCGATCATCACTTGCCGAAAATCGTTGAAGGCAACGATTTGAAGGAAGGCGCGTTCGCTTTCGCGGGAACGTCCCCCGAACAGGTTAAAGGAACGGCACTCGCCGGAACTTCCCCGATCGGCTTTGCGGCGCTCCAGCGCTATCAGGCGAACCTGACCGGCGGGAACACGATGACGATCAACGAAGGCGAAGAAGTCGCCGTCTATTCGGACGGATATTTCTTTGCGAAAACCGGAACGGCCGCGAAAGGCGACAAGGTCCTTGTCGATCCGCTGACGGGCGATCTGGGCGCTGGTGCGAACGCCACGAGCGCGACGGCGGGAACGCTGACGTTTGAAGACGTCGACTATACCGACTTCACGAGCATTTCGGCAGGAACCGCGACTTTCGTTGTCGACGGTGAAGAACACGCCTTGACGGGGCTTGATTTCAGTTCGGCGTCCAGCTTGTCTGACGTTGCGTCTGTCTTCGACACGGCTTTGACGGGTGTCGCCGACTGCGCGGCGTCGAGCGGAGATTTGGTCTTTACCAGCGCCACGACGGGAGCGTCTTCTAAAGTCGCTCTGACAAGCACGGGGGCGGTTGAAACCGCTCTGGGAACGGGCGTCGCCGTGGACGGTAAAAACGCCTTTATCGACTCCGGCTGGGTTGTCGAAACCGCGTCCGACGTGAACGGCATTGCCGAAATCCACAAATAATCAAGTGAGGTAAAAACATGGGACTTAAATTCAAAACGAACAATTCCAAGTCGATCGCCGACAAGGTGAACTTGGACTTTTACCGCGCTATGAACGAGCGCGGCATCATCCGCGCGTACAATGACGGCAACGCGATCACGACGCCGAACATTAACGCTCCGCTGGGAGCTTTGACTTACATCCGCCCGAAAGCGGTTGAAGTCTTGGTCGCCCCGCAGACGTCGAACACCATCGCCACGCTGGAAAAGAACGGCAACTGGGGTGACGAAATCGTCAATATCAAGGTCAAAGAGTTCCTCGGAACGACGTCCCCGGACGACGG